GTTCGGCGCCAGGCTCTGGCGGTGTGGCGAGCGGCGAGGTAGGAATACCTGCGCCCATCGTCGACATGTCAGGAACAGTTGACTTATCTTCAGGTAGCTTAACGGCCTCGACGCGAAGCTCCATCTCTTTATCCTTGATGATGCCCTTGTCAATTGCTTCAATCTCTTCATCAGACATCTGGAAGACTTTCTTCCTCACCCAGCGCTTGTCAACAAGGTTAGGAATACCATTTGCTGAGGCAGCAATCTGGAACTTGGTATTATAAAGTTCAAGCTTCTGCTGCTGTGCGATCGTTGAAGGATTTGTTAGTTTAAGATCAAAATCAAGAAGATCCGGGCCATCGAAACCATTTGAGTGCAAATGAATGATAGCGATCTTGTTAAGTTCTGAGACTATTGTCCGCTGTATTCTAGCGATTGTCCTAGAAAAGCGAATGTCTTCTTGGGAAAGTGTTGCTTTTGCGCCCAGGCCTTCATCGTACCCCAGATAAGCTTTAGGAATCTTAAGTGCAGCAAAAAGCTTCTTTTGGATGTATTGAACATCTTCAATTGCTGCTGCATTAGTTCCACCTGCGATCGTTTCAATCTTGGTGCCTGACTGTCCGCCGCGAACTGGAATGAAGTAGTCTTCATCAACTGACATTGGGTTGTAACGCAGGTCAACTCGACCTGTCTGCTTATCGACAACTTGGCTCTTCTTAAGCTGTGCCTGTGCTTGCTCCATGTAGTTGGAGATGTCTTCGGGCGGAACGTTACCCACATCAATGTAAAAAGCACGACGATCAGGTGCACGGACAATGCGATACACAAGCATCGCATCCTCGACGAGGATCAGTTGGCGCCAGATTCGACGTGCTGCCTCGAGGACCGACGATCCGTATGGCAAAAATGCATCATTTCCTAAAATTCTAAAATGCGACACCTGCCAGTTCTCAAGGACTTGATTTCCCTGTGTCAGCCAGCGAAATCGAACTGCCATTGGGTCATCCTTGTCATATCCCTCTTCACGCTCAATTTCATTGACTGGAATTGGGTAGACATTGATGACGCCTTGATCAGGTGAAACGTCGTTAAAGAGGAAGAAGTCACCGTACTTGCACATATTGCGTGCCCAAGACGTCAAATTAAAGTTGACATTGAGCGTGTCGTAGAAGAGCTCGTTAAGCAGCTTGTGGATGACTGGATTTTCTGAGTGGATGTGGAGGACGTTACCCTTCTCATCGGGTGAGATCGTCTCCTCAGAGTAGATGTCAAGTGCTGATGCGATCTCTGGTGTGTACTCCATCTCCTGAAAGTCGGAGTACCTTGCCATACGGTCATAGGAGCCGTATGCACTCATCGCCGAGCTGTAGACGTAGCTCTGTGCCTTCCTAAATTGCTCAAATGCTGATGTTGTCTTTGTAGTCGGTGTATATTCTCTAACTCGTCTCTTGATGACTGGACCACTTCTAAATAGCTTAGTGAGCCTATTAAAGAGGTTACTATCTTGCGCCATTTGTTCTCCTAGTTCTTGTAGACCCACGCGAACTCAGGAGGAATCCCCATCGGCCGCGAGTAACCACGTAGCACGCGATCTCGGTTTGTCTCTTGTTGGTGCTTGTTCGATAATACATCGTTTGACGCACCATTAAATTGCTTGCTCTTAATACCCATTGCAGAAAGCATAGCCTGATTTAGCTTATCTGAGTCTTTGCTGTAGTCAGATGATGCATCATAAAGCCACGTTCCAATAGCAAGCGACAAGATAAGGTCATCATTTTCACCTTTCATGGCCTGCGCTTTATTCTCATTCCAGACAAATGTCTTTAGCTCTTCATAAAAACGAGACGAATAGATTAATAGCTGCTTATTTCTAATAACCTCTTCTAGCTTAGTCAATATTTGTGTACGTGATTTTCCGCTGGTCGTAAAACCTGCAAGCTCTGTCTCAGCAGGAGGAACATAGTCGCCAATGTAGACCGACTTGTTCTTATTGTAGTACATCTTTGGATAGCCTAGATCTTTAAGCTTGACTATTGTTGCATATCCAAATGAGTTATTCTCTGGGCACATCAGTGCTTTGTTATACAACAAGCCATACTCATTTAAGAGCTCGCCAAACTTATCTGGCGCAATCTTCCCCTTGTACTCAGCAACTACTTCCCCTTCAGTTCCATCGATAACATGAAATGTTGAGTAGTCTTTACCGTCTCCTCTTGCAACGTCAGCTGAAATGATGTACTTATGCTCTGTGAGTGCATGTTTCCAAATCCAGACATTTCTATCTGGGCCTCCGCGATCGATCGGTGGGCGTATAATATTGCTAATCCATTTGATGTCATCGTCATTGAGGAACGTCTCGCCTGATGCAGCAAAGTCGCACAGGTATTCTTGTGCGATCTCTTTGGATGACAGATTTCTCGTTTCCTTCTCGAACCACTCTTGATTACGTTCTGGGTGCACATCCCAGTTCAAACGGATGGCTTTAAATTCGTTCAGACCTGATTCGGCCTCAGTGAAAAGCTTGTAATACTGTCCACCAACGCCGTTAGGTGTTGAAAGAACAATAGCACGTCCACCTGTTGAGATTGTAGGGTACAAACCTGTCCACAGCTCATCAAAGTTTCTAACGAATGCAGCCTCATCAATGATGAGCAGTGACAGCGACTCAGAACGTCCTGCGTCTTCTGAGGTGGGTACTGCCTTAATTGAAGAACCGTGACTAAATTCGATCATCTGCCGATTGTTTAGCGTAATCTGCGGTAACACCATCCAGGGTGGAAGGTTGCTTACCATAGTCTTCACTTTCTTAATGAAGTTCTGGGCAACACCGAGCTTAGTTGCAATGATCAGGATGTTCTTGTCTTTCTGGAAAAGTGCAAGCCAGACAGAATATGCAGCAACAAGCGTTGATAGACCAAGCTGACGACTTTTAACAATGACTGTGAATCGATTCTCTATAAAGTCATCTACGCACTGGTCTTGGAAAGGAAACGTCTTAAACGGTATCGTTCCTTTAGTCGGATGCTGAATCTTGACATAGTTGTTGAAAAAATATGATGGGTCTTTACCACATCTTATTATCTCAGAAACTTGTCTTGATTTGTTGCTGGTATTCATACATCAATTTCATACGTCGTATTGAATCTATAGTAGGCAACTTTGCGAGGATTATAAGGTGACATGCTGATTAGCTCGATGCCATTATCAGTTGTCTTCTTGGTAGCTTTTAAAGCCTTGCCCTCAATCTTCTTAAATTCGCTAATAACATTATCAATTGACTTCTTTGTGAGCTGGACTGCTGCACGCTCTAGTTCCTTACTCTGCTCACGCATTGACTGCTCAGAAGCAAAATGAACGAGCGTAGTGTACTTAACAATTAGAGAGTTTCCTTGAAGGACCATCTTAATTGAGACAGTTGGTGCAGTCGTAGTTGAACTCTTACCAAATGTAGTGTCAATGAGCTGCCCGAGTGTATTTACTTGTTGCATTGAAAGCATGAGACTAACCTCTCTTTATATCTATCCCGTTAAGTATGTGTGATCTTCTACGAAGAATTTCATTATCAATTTCTTGTCTATGAGGGCGCCAACCATTTAACCACGCAGTTCTATTGGTCTCGGCCCATGTCATGCCGCAATCTTTGCAGCATTCAAGAAGATTAAAGTACAAGTCATCGTCTTTTGACGACATGGCAGATTCACAAACTGGACAGAAGAGTGGTGTAGATTCATGAGTATCTAACACTTGCACCTCCATCAATCCAATTGATCTCAACAAAGTTATCAACTGCATCCTTGATCGCATCTACGTGTGAGATGATGAGGATCTGGCTGAAGTGCTTCTTCAAGGACCGCAGGAGGCGTGAACATGCTTCAAGATTAGTATCATCAAGAGCACCGAACCCTTCATCAATGATAAAGATATTAGACTTGGGTAAAGATGACATATTGATGAGAGCAACTCTTGTCGCAATTGCAGAGATCATCTTTTCCATTCCTGATCCTAGCTCAATTATCCGTCGCTTATCACCGTAGTTAATGTAAACTTCAAGTGAGTTCGACTCCTCATCCACCTCAAGCTCGACTGTGAAATTGCAGACACCGAGCAGAATATTCTGGATCTCGGCATTGACAAGAGGAAGCAGCTTAGAGATTAGGCGAGATGGGAGACCCTTCTTTGACATGGCGACGTTGAACAACTCAAAGATCTCGAGGTCAGCAAGATCTTTCTCAAGCGTCTCCTTCTCACTTTGAAGTGTTGTGATCGATGTCTCATGAGCACCGACGTTCTTTGCATTTGTGAGCTGCAATTTACGTGTCTTCTCAAGCTCTTCTTCTACTTCCTTGATACTGTCATAGACACCACACAGGTTGTCTGAGTCTTTGACAACTGCGCTAAGTCGGTCGATCTCAAGATTACATGTTGAAAGATCACCATCAACTGTCTTTAGTGACGCCTCTGCATGCTCGATCTTTAGATCAAGCTTACTAACATCAAATTGCAGTGTCCTCTCTTCCTGGAGCATTAGGTCATATTTCTTGACTTTATCATCAAGATTCTGCTCAGCTATTTCATTGATATTGTCTTGAAGCAGCTTGATGTACTTCCGCTGCTCTTCAACTTCTAGCTGCTCCTGACCAATCTTTGACTTACTCTCAAATGCCTTCTTGATGAATGGACACGTTGGAAATTCGTCACCGCACGGAACTGTTGATAGAATTCCAACATCTTCATTCAGCCTTCCTAGAGATTTAAGATGCTGCTGCAACGCTCTGTTTGCAGCTTCAAGCTTTGTCTCCAGGGACCTTTGTGATTGAACTTTCTGGCGAAGTTCATCAATAGGGAACTTTTCCTTGAGAGCGCTGAATTTCTCGAGACGTGTTGTGTGCTTAGAGCGTAGTGTACTAGCATCCTCAATTTGAGATGCATGCTCCTTTCGCTTCTCAGCAAGGCGGTCACGGCGCTGCTCGAACTCCCGCAGCTTAACGGCTGCTTCAACTGATGTGTCACCATTGATGATGACACGTAGGTCTGCCAATTTTCGTGTCAGATCGCCGTGTGTTCTATCAAGCTCAGAAGTTTTCTCCCGTTCTATGGCGAGCATCTTTACAGCATCAGAAATTTTTGCATCAATCTGCTGCTTGTCACGTCGTCCTCTAAATGAGGCACGGAGAGGAACAAGGTCCTCGCGTGATCGTTCATAAAGTGAGTCAAAGATGTCAAGATTGAGAAACTTTCCAATAATCTGCTTTCGGGCGGTCGACTTCTCCTCAAAGAACTTATTGAGGTTACCTTGAGCTGCAAGCGATGTCATGAAGAAGTCATCTGCAGTTCCAATTAGCTGACGCAGCACTTTCTCTGTCTCACGACGCTGTTCATCTGATACGTCGCTAAGCTGCATATCGGTATCTAGCTTAGTGATGCCTAACGTCGTATTGACGTTAACGTCACCCTTCTTATTGACTGTCTTCTTAGTTTTGCGAGAAATCTTGTACTTATCGCCCTTGACCGTAATATCTGCTTCGGCATCACACGTGTCCTCCTTATCATTGATGATGTGGAGATTCTTGAGAGATCCTCTATCCGAGGTATTGAAGAGGCAATAAACGAGACTACCAATGATGGACGACTTTCCAGCACGGTTCTTACCAAAGATACCTGTGATGCCCGATGACTTGGTAAAGTCAATCTCATTGTCGCCACGGAACGCGAACGTGTTCTTAAACGCCAACTTATCAAGTGACCAACTGTAATTTCGGTCCTCGTCTCCGCCTAATTCAAGTGACGTCATGTACCTATCAACAATTGCATCAACCCGCTCGAACTTGTCTTTTGGCAACGCTGAGTCAGCGTAGAAGTCGCGGATCAACTCTTTGATTGTGTTAGGCTGTCTGAGATCTGTTACAGGTGTTCCACTTGTCTTTGCAAGGCTTTTACCAGCATCTAGATCTGCGATCTTATAGACAATCTCTTTCGGTGACTTCTCAGCTTGCAGCTTCGATTCAATGAGGTGCAGTGTTGTAGGAGGTACCGGAACATCAGAACCAATGCGGACACGTGCACCTGAAGGTGCGCTGTCGATCATCTGGTAAGTTTCATCAAGATCACCACGGTAACCGATCGTTACAAATGGTGAGTCATTGATGATGTGGATGAACTTACAGCTGTAATCGACTGCTGACTTAATATCCCACAGCAGACATCCCTTGATGACATCCTCGCCGTAATCTTGCTGGATGAACGACCCTGGATAGGCAATCACGCCGTTGCCTGTGACATTTTGACGCTTGTGGATGTCACCTAGGAAAGTATAGTCAAAATCATCAAAGAAGTTTGATGTCACTTCGCCGTTGATCTTCCAGTCAGAGTCTGTCGAGGACCCACGAACGGCACCGTGGAAGCAAGCGATGTTGATCTCACCCTTGACAGGCTTGACATCATCCCAGCCTTCTTCGTCAAAGCACGAAAAGACACACCAGTTGATGCCAGACAGGCCTGTCGGATAAACACCCGACTTCTTGTACAAGTAAATGCGCTTGTTTCCCAGCGCGTTGATGATGGGTGTGATCGCATCTTGACGGCTCTTGTTGTGGATGAGACCGTCATGATTGCCCAAGATCATATGGACAGGTGCGATCTCTGCCATCGTCTCGAAGCACCAGGTCAAAATATCAATTAACTCTGGTGTAATACCTTGTGTCTTGGAGTGAACGATGTCACCACCGACGAAGAAGACATCAGGCTTCTCCTTTCGAGCGATGTCGAACAATCTAGTGAAACACTTCCTATACTCGTCATGTCGAGACAGGCCTCTAAAATGGATGTCTGAGATATGGAACGCTTTCATATGTTCTAATCTTAGACAAGAAACGATAGATTTATATTTTAGTTCCTGAAGGCTTTGAGCTTGTTGCTGAAGTGCTCGATCTCAGCAATCATCTCGTCGCTTATCTGGTCAGCATCATCGTACTGGTCGTACACACCAATTGCATCTTCAATGATCTCATAGAGGCTTCTCTTGAAGAGCGCAGTTGCTGTGATTGTTCCGCTCTTCTTGTCGCCGCAACCTCCCGGTGCTCCACCGCAACCACAACCGCAGTCGCCGCCCTCATCTACGGTCTCGTCGTCCACGTCACCAACAGGTGAGTCGTCTTGTGGGGTCTGCTTTGTGAAGAGTGCATCATCTGCGAGCACATCGGCCATCTCTTTGAGAATGAAGCGACGAAGTTTTAGATTACTAGGCATGCAGTTAAATATCTGCTATAGAATAGATCCACTTGATATCTTGCTAATTTTGTGCAGCATGCTGATCTTTGGATGCCACACTTTTGCATCTGCTATACGCTGCTTAGCAACGTCACGCGGCATCTCACCGATGTCTTTAAAACCTGTGATGTCTGCTTGTCTGACCTCGACGCCGAACTTGTACAGATCACCTGCAATCTTGTGCATCTTATCCTCAACGTCGGGGTCGAGTGCCAACGTCACCGGTATGTTATTTGCCACAATCTTGGCAAAAAGTGCTGCCGATTGCGGTAGATACGATCCAAGTATTGGGATTGCATTCTGGCCAACGTTGATCGCATCAAAGACGCCCTCGACGATCACAACGGGCTTTGACCAATCAACCATCAGATCGTTGAAAATGATCTCAGTCTTGTTTGCTTTTGAATTGACATATCGAGGTTTTGTGTCTTTGTCAATCGAACGTGAGACGTAATAGTTGAGATCGCCATCAGCGTCAAATGAGGGTATGATGACGCGTCTTGTAAAGCTATTCTCACTGCTGACGCACATCTTCCAATACCACAGGTCACGCTCAGTTAGGCCGCGACGCATCAGATAGTTGTATGTCGCTCTGAAATTAGGGTTCTTAGAGTTTGCTACAAGCGCAACAGGCTGCAAACCATCGGGCAGTGTCACGACCTCTACGGCAGGAACCTCAGCAGCATCATCGTCACTAATGCCGAAACGCTCTCTAAAAGCGACAACAACTTCGGGTGAATAGTACTGTTTAAAGAGCGATCGAAGATTTCCACCTTTGACACCGCACACCCAGCAATGGTACTTCCACGTCTCAACGTTGATCGACAGCTTCTTCTTATCAGGTGTCTTACAGTTTGGGCACGGAACAGCACAATCGTTGCCGTCTCGTGAAACTTGGATGTCACGAAATATGCCGCGCAGAAATCTTATCTTCTCGGTTGAAGTGACAGTCGTCATATCTTAATAGTAAGATACGGCTACTCTTTGTTCAACCAACCTGCGCGAGCTAGCACATATGCATCTGCCATATCATAGCAAGATGTCTGGACACCGCCTGTCTTTGTGGTGGGCCACTCAATGTCAATTTGAGGCTTGATGAACTCGAAGATCTGCTGCTTTGTGGACACTTCTGACTTGCGGTCAAGCTTAATGCCTAGCTTTGACCTTGCTGATGTGGCATTGAGAAAGACAGGTTTTGTCTTGCAAACTTCGTAAGAGATCAGAGATGCAGCGCCATTAAAACGAGCGAGTGTATTGATCGTCTTAGCAGATGACATGCCTGGCCGGAATGCTTGCAAGTTCTCCTCGATGCAGATCTTCTTGATGCCCACATGTCTTGCAAAAACTGCCGAGAGTGCGGACCTATAAGCATCGCACTTATCGAAGAAGTCGTCAAACTTGTCAAGCTTAAAATTTCCTACCTCAACTACTCTGCCTACATCTGTCGTCACAATCGCATAACCTGTGCATGACGTCGAAATATCGAGGCCGAGGATTGTATCACATGTCGTACTTGATTCTAAAGAGAAACTCTTCATCGGGCCTCTTGAGCACTGGTTGTGCCAGGTTCGCTCTCATAATAACGTTGAAGTTGTCGTCGTGAATATTGATGCCCGTGATGTACACGAAGTTATCTGCCGTTTCATTCTGTTCATTTGTGGGCGGGAATGATAGGTAACTCGGATTAGATGATGAGTTGATCTCTCCAGCTGGACAGATAGCATCGATGGTATATGTGTGAATATTCTGTGATCCATTGAACGAGACAGAGAAATTATCCTTACCAAAGTAGTAGAGGTGAGGTGACTTGATGATGGAAAGACCCTCATCATAGAAAATGTTACCTACAGTCGCCCATGTAGGATGAGGTGTGACTGCATCTGCTCTGTAGAGACCACCGTTACCATTGTCCTTAAGCGTGATGTTGATCTTACCGCCCGACCCTGTCAGAGATGTCGATGAGATGGTAAAAGATTCTGGAAAAATCTGGTTGCCATAGTAGAGATTACTGATCTGGTAGATGGTAGAAAGATTACTTGATGTGTCTGCTTTGGCAGCATTTGATCCAGAAAAAGATAGCAATACAGTCAGATCTCCTGCATTCAAAGCCTCTCCCTGTGTGGGGAAAGATGCTGTATCGTAAAGATAGTTCTCTGGTGACATAAAAAACTGCCTTTCAATAAGATCAACTGTTTGTTCACCTTTTGATGTACTACTAGTAACAACTAGATTAGACAAACTAATGCTAGTTATATCTGTTATTCCTGATGAATCTGTGTAAGGTGTATAGTTTGTTGGGTATGCTGCGGACCCATACGATGCTGTGGGCATTACAGAGAAATTAGGGACGAATAGTCCGTTGTCACACGGTAAAATCGTGTATGCTCGCTTGATGAACAATCCGCTTCTAAACATGTGATCAGCAGCATACAAATCTACTGCATTAAGATCAACAGACGACGTCAAATTGTATAGACGCGGTTGAGATGTCTCTTTATTAACAAAATCAACGAGAAAATTTTGTAAGTTTGGTGAAAAAACCTGCACCTGTGATGCAAGATTTACATCAAATGGAGTGTATGGCGGCCTTGTTGCCTTAAATGTGGGTGCAGCGAAGCAATCTTGAGTCTTTATTGTACTGTTAGTAAAATACGGAGGCACATAAAAGATAAGACCCGATGTATCAAGGCTGGTGCCATATTTTCTATAGTATTCTACTTCAGAGTTGTTTAAGACTCTATTAAAGATCTTAAGGTCATGTAATTCAGAATTAAGAGGGCTTAAAAAAGTGAAGCCGCTCGGATCTAATAAGCCTGAGTTTAAACTTGTTAATCCTTCACTATATTGAACAGAACTGTTAAAAAACTTAGTTGTATCATCACTTCCAACATACTGGTTTCCCAATATCACAACATTGGGATTTGCGCTTCCTACTATTGAGCTGCTTGGATAGTGGAACGATGATGTTATGGAATCAACAGCAAAAGAGCCTGTTCCATTGTTATATGCTGCGCCCCAGCGTATTGAAACATGATGCCAATTATTGTGCTTTAAGAGATTATCATCACTGACGTATATTAGATCTTGCGGATAAGATCTTGTACCGTTAGCTTGAGTGACATTAATGCTACTAGGAGGTTCATTGGCACTATGCTTAAAACCGACTGCAAGACGAAATTGATCAACTTGACCATCTGCATTCCTGTGCGATCCTGTTAGCAGAGATACACACAATGATGACGACATGTGCAAGATTGCACCTGCATTAAAAACAGCACCCACATCTGGTAGATACCTGGGATTAATGTAGAAGTCAAAGCTAAAAGCATCTGTCAGTGTGTATTGATCATTAACATTAGGATAAATAATTGCACTATCACTAGGAACAGTCGACGCCGTGAAGAAGTTGATCGTGTGGTAGTTCTTATAAGAGTAGTCGCAATCTGTATAGACAGATCGGTACTGTGGCATCATGACATTCTTGATGATGCTTTTAGTGAATGAGTTGCGATCGAATTCTATCGACTGTGTTATGCGTTGGACAGGGATGACGATGTTGTTTTTCTGGTTTTCTTTCTGGTTATTAACACGTGTAAGATAATCTTCTATATAGCCAGCACGGTCAGAGTCATCGCCTGCCGTAGATGCTCTCTCGAGCAGGTCGTCGAGCTCCCCTAGCTCATCGCTATACGTCGTCCTGTCATACGAAGTAACAATTTCCTTGTTAAAAGTACTTGGGCGCTCAATAAGACGTACAGATCCTGTAATTCCGCTTGAAGAGGACACAAACTCGGCGCGAGGCCGCAGTGTGAGAGAGAACGTGTCGAAGTTCTCAGGCTGCAGCTTGATGAATGACATCGTCCTCCCTCACATTAAAAGTCAAGTCGAATGCGGAATGTTAGATCCTTCTCATCATTCTTCTCAATTGGACGACTCATCTTAGCGACTGCTAGCAAGTTATCATTCGCATCGTAGAGGCCCACCGTTGTGATGTAACTGAAGGTACGATCAGTTGTGGGATCATCAATGACGACTATGTTACCATTAACATCTGTAAATGTTGGGTTTGCTGAGTAGTTAAATTCATCAGCAGTTGCACGACAGAACACTAATGTTGAATTAATATTGGTATTGTTCTGGAATGTCATTGCAGTCAATGACCCACTGCTCATTCTGCAAGATGCAAAGTGATTAACAATGTCATCTATTGATCCCGAGACCATGAAATCTGGAATAAACTTTGCGCTTGGGTTGCCCGATGAGCTTCCTATAACTGTATTTCCTGATGGAGATAAGGCACTGATAGTTCCAGAAACGTGTTGTGACCCTGAGATGATTTTCTTTGCATCGAGGACGATGATGCCCTGGTCATAGAAGATATTTCCTAGAACATAATCACTGTCTGTTGACAGTGCAATATCACCAACTTGACCACCAAATCCAAACTGTGTTGTCTTACCTGCGTCTGTGAAGATAGCTGAACCTGACGTTGATGTTCTATCAACATTTGAGTAGCTAGGCTGACCTGATGTTGTTCCGTCGACAACACCTGTCATATAAAACTGCATCGCAAAGGTTTGTGGCTTAATGCGGTCACGAGCAAAGAGGCGCTTAATATTGATAAAAAGCGCCTCATCAATATTATTTGATGTGCTTGTTGATGTGGAAGTAAATGGTGCTGTAAATTGATTATCAGCGTCACCGAGAAGTGTCTGCGCATATTGTCTGTAGATGTTGATCTTTTCTCTCATCATCAGAGTTTGTGATGGAAAGAGAAGCTTGCCCGCTGTGTCTTCTCCAGTGCTACAGCTAGCAACTATTGCGCTACCAGAAAAGATGCCAACTGTCAGGTCGAGGACTTCGTTTGCAGTCTGCAGAGTGTAATCCTGGTCAAACACAGTCTGGAAAAGTGAGGAAGTTACTCCTGGTCCTACTCCCCCTGTAACGAAGACCTGGTATGTCTTGCGTGTGCTTGTTCCTGAGATGTCATTCTGGATGACATCGACTAGCTGATTTAAGACAGAGCGACTTGTCTTGATGTCTGCTGCGGTAATCTCTTTAAATGTAGGCATTTTTTATCCTAGCTGATCCTTACTTCAAATTCTTTGACAGCGCCTGAATTGACGCCTGTGATCCTCACATATGATCTAACAGCGTTAAGTCCTGGTGACTTATAAGTGTCAAATAGTGTCTGTGAGAAAGTTTTAAGACGAACTGTAAACTGACCCGAGGCTTCGCTTGCGCTTGACAGTGCAGCTGACCTGTCTATGAGGTAAGAGGCATTATTGTTAGCGTCGACTGAATCTGGGACTAAGTTCTGTAAGCCCAAGAAGAGATCATTAACTCTTACTTCAAATGCATTATCAATAAGCTCAGGAGTAACAAAGTTACCTTGCTGTATCGTCTGCTTAGCCGTAATGGTGAAAGATGGATTCTGCGTAAGCCTTGAAATAGCTACAACATTTGAACTTACAACTGCCGATCCGTAATCAAGTGTTATAGACGGCAGTTGTGTAAGTGCTGGATTGGACAAGCTAATCAACTTGTACTTTAGAGCAATATTTGCATTCGTTGATGCTTCAAAGACGGGAGTGTTTTTCTCGATCTTGTCTTTGCCTACAAGACGCCCATATTGCTGGATAATTGTGTAATCAAGTTCATTATCAGCTAGAGCAAATTTAACAATGTTAAAACTTCCATCATTTCTGGCCAAAAATTGTCGACCAAGATCTGTTAGAACTGCGTCCACGATAATGTTGTTTGTTGTCTGGTTGAGAAAACCCATTTGTACACCTTCTTCTAAATATTCTTTTCTTGAATCTACAAGTTAAATCTTAAGTTGGACTAAAAACGCGCGCTCTCGATGGAGTTATAACTGGAGGTTGAACATAACTATCATCAATTTTGATATCAAGTGTTTGGCTCTGCTGAAAGTCTGTGTTGACAATCATCATTTTATACAGATTATCATCTGATCTTGTACTTGTTGTAATAACGTGGTGCTGTGATACACCGTCTTTGTCAGTAACATCAATATACTCAGGATCGAAGTAGATATTAAGTCTAGTATAACCAGACATCTTCATGGTATCTATAAATGTGTCACGATCAACAAATATATTTGGATATGGTTTGGGCGCGTCTGATCTTGAAATGACACGTGTGTTAATTCGATTGCGATATCTGTCATAAGATGCTTCGAGCTGGACTGAGTAGTTTGACGTGTATCCGTGTGCATCTATCGCACAAATTGCGTATATAAATCTACTATTTTTTGTAAATTCTGTATCTTTGTGAATAGTCGTTGGGAGCAGGCTACGTGTTATCAGTCGTTCAGGAACTCCTTCAGCATCATTTGATTTAACAACCGAGTCATCAAAGTCGTACATTCTAATTAATTTAAATGGTTCAGAAGTTGAGGCTCTTCGAAATACTTGAAATTTTTTAATATCTGATTGCAAATTGATAGGAAAATTCCACGTGATTATAAGGCCTGTGTTGTCACCCTTGTATCTAAAACCAAGATCAACAGGGGGAGGTGGCGTAATTTCTTCTTCACATAGAACTGCAGTGTCAATACCCCTTGAAGAGAAAATTGAATACTTTGTTACAACTCTAGATTCTTCTACGCTTCCACCTGTGCCTGTTTGCTGGTTAAATTGAAACATGCAGGCATACAGTGCCGATACTCTGTATTTGTACCTCTTGCCATAAGCAACATTCGCGTCAAGAAAAGATGTCGTATTTGGATTAAGAACTAACTTTTCATCTGCTATTGTTGTAGTTCCATCTAGACTGGTTCCAAACTTTTGTATAACATAACCGATTAATATGTTTTCTAGTTTTTCTGGTGATGTTTCACCGGAACTAAGTCTAACAGGCTTATCTATAAAATTGAAATCTGCTTCATAGTCAGAAGATCTTAAAACATAAGGACTACTTGAAGCAACTGCCTGCTGTTGAATATTTGTTAATTCTGCAAGTGTGCTTGAAGTCTCATCTGCATAAATGTTTTTTGTTGAATTGAGAGCGGCAGCTGTTATTGTTCCTGCAATATTTGCGAGATAAGAAAACCCATAGTCAAGTCCGGCAAGAGATTCGACAATAGGATTAATTGCGCCACGTCTAGCATCTGTCGCTGCATATCTGTATCCGTCAGGTTGTATGCTATTGACAATTGCATCCATTAGTCTACTTGACACATCACTTGTATCATTAGACATTATCTGATCAGATGAACCTGATAGTAAATTATATACAGTTTGATCGAGAGATGTGTCAGCAATTGTGACACCTACCCGCCCAAAAACATTCAAGGCAATTTCTCTTGCAATTGATGTAATATCCGAAGTGTCAAGTCTAAGATTTTCAGTTGTGCTTGTTCTTGGCTTTGTAATTACAATCTTATTAAATCTTGGTTGTATAGCATTTCTACCGTAGAACTTTTTTAAGTTTGAATTAGTAATATCAGATGTTGCAATATTAGTAGTGTATGTTTCTGTACCTAAATCAACAGTTGTTGTTGTGAATGAAACACCACCGTTATAAGCATCACCTGATTCATTAATTCTTTCATCTGCAGTAAAAAAATTATAGATAAATTCTGAGCTGATACTTTCAGGCTCTGGAAGATCTACTAGTAACGCAGGTTTTGATAGAAAAGTTTCTATTGTTGTCATCTTCGATTTCCCCCAAGCATCCCACTAAATCTTCTGCTTGTTTCAACAAAATTATCTAGTCCTACGGCATCAACGCCTTGTGATCTAACATCTGTATTTCTAAAATACTCAGCAACATCAGTTACGGCTTGCGTGTAACTTTGCCTTGTTGGTGACTGATTACGAGACATGGATGGCTGGCTGTCTTCGAGTCTTATTCTTGCAACGACATCGATGAATTGATCCTTTTCATTAAGGGACGACATGCTACTAATATCAACAGGAATTACATGAATTCTTTCAAATATTTTAGAAGTCATCATAGAAATTTTATGCTGATCTGGGGCGAGTGAAATTGATCTTGATAAATCACGTATTGCCCGCTCTCTATTGAGTCTACCTTCAGCCGTATCAGGATACCTTGCTGTAATATTATCAACAATGGTAGTAAAATTACCATCTTGTGCAGCATCTGGATAACGTCTAACTTGTGGAACAAGATCAAACGCCTCTTCGTCAAACGTGATCCCAACTGTGGTTTTTAGAAAAAGCTTAGAATAGTGGCTTAAGAAGTGATTCTCAACTATTTTGCTACTACCTAGCAAAAAAGCAAGTTCATCTGTTGAAGCTTTTTTATAGTTTCCACTATCGTCAATGTATTTAAACTTAGTCAATTTATAGATCTGATTATAATTTGTGGCTCTACTTGCAGTTGTGTCTGGTGCACCTTCTTGACGATAGCCTTCGTCAACGAAGACACGAGAAGAAAATGTGTAAGATAAAATGATAGGCGTCTGACCGCGATCTTCTTCTACTTGTGTGACTTGCAGATTCTTAAAAATTAGATCAATAGTGTAGAGGTGCTCACCTGTAGAAAGCTTGTTTTGATATCTCAAGTTTTCCATTAATCCTGTCGGTAGACCCACAGCTACCATAAATGTCTTGGTAAATCTATTGCTTGTTGGATCATTTAAGACGGGTAATGTTGCTACAACTGTCTTAACGTTTAAAGCTTGATTAACATTATAGTCGATAGCTGATGGAAGGTACGGTACATTGAGCAGCGTCTGGGTGTAACGATCAGTGATATTTTTCTTCAAGAAAGCTTGTTCTGCCTGTATTGCATTCAAAATGCTTTCTTTAGAGGTAATTCCTTCGTTAGTAATGATATTTTTAATTTGTGTGATAGATGCTGTTAAAGTGCCAACTTCTCGAGCAATTTGTGCAGCATGATTTGAAAGTAAATTTATAAGATCTAGACAATTTTGTTCTTGATCATTTATCTTAGTCACAATCGAGTCTAAATAACTTGAATGAATTAACCTAGCATCATTTCTTTTTAGTACATCAGCTATAGTTTGAAGTTCATTTTCAAACTCTGAGGTCGTTTTGTCATAATTTTCTAGAGCAAAACTAACTGCAAATGCTTGCCCAGGTTTATAACTCACTCTTATTTGTGGAACGATTATCCCTTCATCTGATTCGACGTCGGGCCTTCTTGCCTCATCTTTATCGAATTCAACAGTAAAATCAAATTTTCTGAGTATATCCAGAAATAGCTGATAGAAGAGGTAAGCTCTTGCATTTCTTGTGATGTTTAAAGACTTATCTGTTCGTGTGTTGTTTAGTGTGCCATTCGATAGTGCTCTTTCGACTTCATCTGCTATTGCATGAAACATACCAAATGACGTGCCTCTGTCACTTGCACGTGTCAAATAATCATTTTCAATATCAAGCCATCCCTCACCACCGTCGACATTAATTGTCGCTACAAATTTAAAATTGTCATTTCCTGATACTGATTTTATATTTTCACATGCAACTAGCAGATCATTTGCTCTTCTAATTTTATCGTTAGAAGAGCAAATATATTGAAATAATTTTTTTGAAATATTGTCATTTACAGCTGCTGCCATAAGAATTCCCATTCTCGCACCGCTTGCTAAGGATGAAAATTCTTCCTTAGAAATCGATGATTTAAAAAAGGAAACAAAATTTGATGAAATAATGCTCAAACATTTCAAGCGTGTCTCATCATCCCTAAAGATTTTCTGGTAAACTAGCTTTAGTTTTGAAGTGAGCATCGAATATTTGTTTGAAAAATTAACTAAATTATCAAGTGTTACACCACTAGATTCACTAGCGAGTTCATCATACAACAAATAATCTACAGAGTCTAAAATATTAAAATTTTCGCTCTCGCTGGTACCGACAAAAATAGGATGAGCTTCGACTGACTGTGTTGCATCACCTGTAAAGTCAGCTGCATTTAAATAACCACTTCTAAAAATTGTTTGTCTATAAGTCTGGTATGCTGTTGTAGCGTAGACAACATCATCCTTATACGTGCCAATTAAGCTTGCAAGATCTTCTTGAACTGTTGTGTCTGCGGGTCTTGAAAGGATTTGAGCTATTTGAGACTTTGCTGCCTGCATTACAAGATCTCTTTGGACTATTCTAACAAGATCTGCAAGTCTATCAGAATTTTTATAGGGCGAAACTGAAATTTGGTCTGCTGTCGTCTCAATAATCTGCAAACCTGTGACTAGATCATTGATATTTGTATCAACAGAACCCCACAGATGATCTGTGCCATATGATTGATTTGATCTACGTGGGTTAGATAGCGCTAGACTACCTAACAAAAATTGATTATAAAGAATTTTAAATATCTGTGCTACCGCCCGCATATTGATTGCGTCTGGCGGACCTTCTGTGAAATCCTCGATGTCGTACTCTTCTTGAATGCTTTTGATAAATGTTATAACATCGGGCAAGCCTTTTAGAAACTGGTACTCTCTTCCATTTATGACAAAATTTTGTGTCTGGTTTGCAATGTTATCAGCACTTGTGTTCATGATATTTGTCAAAGCAATTAGACGATCTTTAGCCAATGAAGCCTGCAGACACAAGTCTGCATACTGCTTTGCCTTAAAGACATTTAGTGTATATTGATCTGTAGATAGACGAAGAGTTGGACCAAATTCTGCGAGTGCGTTTATAACGTTACTTTCTATTGATTTCTTGATCGTGTTGTTAAGATCAATAATGAAGGGTGTTGTTGTTAATCCTGTATTTACATCAATTACCTTAGATGTCCTAGGCGCTGTCATTAAAATTACAGGATACAAAGAAGATAGACCGTAAGACCCGGTTAGGTAGACATCTCTACGGGTTGAATCAAGTGTTGTATAGTCATTTGTTTCATTTCTTGTAAAGACATCAACGTCAAATCCTGATGAATTTCTTCCAAATTGATTTCTTGTATTTCTAACACCGCCAACATTGACACCGGCTCTTTGTGTTCCTGCATTTTCTGGTAAAGCAGACGGATCTGTGTCAGTTGATACTGCACCCGCACTTGTATCTCTGGTACCTGTTGCAGATGCTTGATCAGCTGTTCGGGAACCCGCGCCTGTTTCTAAGCCTTCAATTCCCGATGGATCTCTACCGTTTCTTCTAGCTTGAACTTGCAAGTTCAGCAACTCTTTATATCTGTAGCTTCCCATCACATAGCCTCAAATTGTGGTGTTATTACTTCATTTAAAGTTGTCCCATCATACAAAACAGGTGTGATAGCATAGGAAATTTTTCCTGTTTTTAAACGTGTCTTAATGTCAAGAAAATTCTGTGTAATGTTGTCGCTTACGTAGTGACAAGTTCCAATTACAGATCTAATTCCACCTTTCAGCATTGTTATGATGAAAAAATCAATATTTTTGCGACTATTTGTTTGATTTACATCAAATGTTAAAAGACGACAAGACTCATTTGCAATAATGAGGTCAAAATTATCAATAGTTGCTATTGACTTATTTTTTGTGACTTGATAGGTTGTTGTAATTCCAAGGCGTCCTTGCAAAAACCCCGACGCGTCGATGTCTGCGGACTTTGTATTGCCATATGAAAGAGTTCCGCGTAGAAGTGACTTCTTAGATAAGAATTTTTGAGTGAAATTACTATTTGTTATGGCGGGAATTTTTGTTAAATTTGATGATACGATTTGACTTCTTTGTAATGCATCTCGAGGATTAAAGTCTCTGTTAGAAATTTTATCTGCGCCGATCTCTTCAAATAGATCAGCTTGACCGCGTAGAAGACCTTCAAATATATAGACAACATTCTCTTGCGTTGTGTCTGTAAATTCTCCTGGTTCAACAACTCCTAGATCATTAATTATGCCTGTATCAAGTGAGTATCTTTTTACATTAACTTTTGTTATTGATGACAAATCACCGGATAGCTTTGTCGTCTCTTTTTCAAAATATAACTCGGTCCCTTGCTGTTTAGATGCTGCCAAGATAGATGTTGTATCACTATTTTTGACAAGCTTCACCGAAATATTGAATGTGGTTGTTGTGTTTCCATTGTTGATGTTCGTACTTGCAGGTGTAACGATGATCTCTGTTCCTGATGTATAATCAGTTACTCTAACAATTGAAGATGATCTTGCTTTCTTAGTATTTCCATAAGCATCTTGCAAATATGCAGCGTATTCATATGTTTTTTCGTTGAGAACATCAAGATCTTCGATTGTAGCGATTCCATCAATTAACTTAACAGGATTTTGAATCGCTGTCCACGTTCTTTGCTTTCTATCAACTGATCTCTTCACAAATTGCACGTACTTATAAGTTGCAGGAGACCCATAAAGTTTAACTAAGACATTGCCCTTATTGCTAACAGCTAACACAGATCCTGCAACTACTTCACTTCTTGTAGAACGAGTTTTACTCTCAAAATTTCCTAACACTAAACCTGTTGATAGAACAGGAAGTAATCTTAAAAACTTATTCGTCCCTGACTTAATTTGTAGCCTTTTAGAGCTATATTTTTGCCTAGAGTTTGCTTGTACAGTCACAATATTGTTAAAGGGTGCTTGATCATCAACTGATTGATATGTCGGAACGTCACGGCCACAAATCATGACATTTGTAACTCTCGGATCATCATTGAAGACGTTAATCTGTGCGTGAGTTCTAGAGATAAAGCTGACGCAGGATGTTGGAAGTTTCTTGGGAATGTTGTACTTGATTAATTGCCTTGCATGATCAACATTAAAATCTATCTTTTGGACAAGATCTCCATTTTGCTTAGTGATTGTGCAAATTATGGAAAATTTTCCGCCTGGAAGTGATGTCGTTGTGGGTAGTCTAAAAATAAATGGAAGTCTAACATCTGTAGTGACACTCTGATTTTTCTGTGCTTGCAAAGATGCTGGTAGCAAATTATTTTTAGATTCTTGCGTTGCAGTCGTTGTGAAAGAATTAGATGAACTTGTATTGGCGCGAATTAAATTTCCTAGTCCTCTTCTTGTCATTGTTGCATCTTCGACTAGACTGGCTCCGACAATGCTTTTAGCAGGATCTTTCCCATTCAAAATTAGATTTGAATACAGGTCAACGCCGCTTTTAGAAGTTGAATCTGATAAATTGTTTTTAACTAAATCAGACGCAACCAATTTTGATGATTGGTTGGCAATCATAGAAGTTACTATTTCATAGCTGTCATTAATTGTGACGAGGTCTGTGTATCTTGTGCGCTGAAGACGAAATTTACTGATTTTCTTTGATCTTGCGAAAAGATCAGATTTTTTTGAAATAATTGTGACGCTTTTCTGTTCTTCGTCTTTTTCTTTTAAAAACTCTGTTCTTAACTTTCTACCACTTAGAATTTTTGAATTAAATTCATTTGCTGATAAAGATGTCTTCCTACTTAATAGTGAAAACTTTTTACCTACGCGTCTAAATGCAATGTCAACTTTCATTGTTCTAATATTTGCTGCATATGCAGCAATTTGATCAACAATAAAGTCAACAGTGTACACATAAAACTGTGTATCACCGATAGTGACAACATCAAGGTTAATACTGTCACTTGGCATATCTTTGATGATTGCTATCAAATCGGTATTAATAGTATTCATTTACTCTGCCACAATTGTGAAAAGATTGACAAATGCAGGTGATTGGTAACTATTAATGTCATTATTAGCATAAACCTTTCCAATAAAAAAGACTCGCTTGAAAGGCCGCTCTCGATCATTTTCATCTTTAAATTCACCAAAATCTATGCAGTCAAGCTTTCTAAGCATTGATACGCCTGTACTGTCAATAGTTGATCCTTCAAATATTTGCATGAAAACATTGCTGCCAATTGATGTTTGTGCAAAATCAACAATCTTTTTTTCTTTAAGCGGCATTTGAGGATCAGGACCTAATAGATTGGTCATAAGCTGCTCGTAGGTTAAAGCTTCTACAGGCTCAATTGGGTTGTAATTTCCTAAATTTCTCTGGATATTTGAATCATCTATATAGACAGGTGCTAGAAATTTAAAATTATCGAGGTGTGATAGTTGCCTATCGATAATAAGAGGATCTAGATGACCAATTTGTCCTCGCGGTTGAACTCCTCGAAATGGGCTAAAATTATTCATCCTAAATGTAATTGAGCCTGTTGATAGACCAAAACTATCATACCTTTCATAAGGATATGACGTCCTTATAAGACGTTGTTCAGTCAAGCTATCAAGTATCGAACCACTAATCAAGTTGAACATCGACGCAAAAGATGATGTTACTGGTTCATAGTTAATTCTATTGTACGTACCGATACCGCCTGGTGCCGCTAAATTCTGTATTGATGCTGAGTAGACGCGCCCATCAGTTGAAACTCTTAATTCATCACCATTGTAAGGTACAAGTAGGCCGCTGTCATTGTTCTCTATGACAATCTGGTCTTGTTGCCTATTGCTTGCCTCAAAGTAGATGTATTTTGAGGCATCATCTGCACCACTTGATTCATCTTTAATATAGAAAACGGATCCATCTGTAAATGATGCAAATTGTGGGACAAACTTGCCTGCTGCTAGCTGGCGTCGTCCTTCGTGAGTTAACACGACGTCCATGATACGAGTTTTGGAGTCTAGTATTCCTGACATGCTATGTCTAAATATAACAGTGCTATCAGGTCTTGAAAATCAGAGTTTTAGGTGTGAATGGATTATTTCTAGGTGATGTGGGATATACACCGCGTGACGTGTTCTCTGCATCAACAAATGGAAATGTTCCTGTCATAAAAGTACTTAAATTATTGCAGAATGTTAGAGATGCAGACACGGGTGTCTCTGATGACGAGAGAACAAATTTTGCATAGACAGGACCGTAATCTTCAAATCCACCATTCTTTTTATATAATTTCTTGTTGAATATCCTGTAATCACGTGCCTGCTCAAGCATGTCACGGTGTTGGCCAAATCGATTTGATCTAAAATAATTTTTAGGTCGGCGTGGTTCAGCATAAGGTACGACAAAAATGCCGAATAAAGTTGTTGTCCCTTTCTGTAAATAAATTTTATCAGCATCTTCTAGTGGCAAGCATCTAATAAAAGACCCAGATAATAATTGAGGACCGTCAATTATGCTCTGTGCAACGCCTCTGTTGCCTAGAGCCATTGTTCCTGTTATAAAGTTATCAAGATAAGTCCCAACATAAAGTTCTTTCTCTGCAATGTCAAATTGATCTGTATCGTCTTGAATGTTTGCTATGATCTCGTGAACTGCAGGAGAGATTAGACTTTGGTTGATTGAATTGTGTGTCTTAGCTACACTATTTTGAACTAAAGAGCCGTATAGCGTAACTTGAGCATCGTCTGTCAATATCTTAAAGAATGAGCTTGTCTGACTAAGATATGATTTGTCAGTTCCATTTGAGTATATGCCGCTGTCTGACATTTTTGCATTTATGTCAGATTCTAAGCCAAATATTAATTGATCTGTTGGAAGCATCAAGTAGGGTGCATTAAATTGCGACCAGTTTGCGCTGCTATAATCGTCTGTTATAAGAAGTAGTCCTGTTGGTTCGGTTGGTGTCAGTGCTCCTGTTGCATAATTAATTAAAAATCTCTGGTCTGGTAGCAATGATGCTTCGAAGATTGTGCCAGCAAAAGTTGTATTTTTTTCTCGCCAAAATGGATTGTTGACTGATGAGAGATCACCATTAGCTCTGTTAATACTACTTGTAACTGAAGAGAGAAGCGGACCAGTCCAGTAGTTTAATGTACTTGCTTTCTGTAGACGTCCTGCTGCTGTATTATTAACTACAAATGATGATATCCCGGCAAAATTTGGTGATGTTATCTTCGGGTACATTGAAAACGATATTGAACCAGTAAATAAAGATTCTACATTGGAATTCAATGATAAATCATAGTCATAGCTAAAAACAGGATTATGACTTGTGAAGTTTAAATCAGAATTAATCTTGCTGTTATAGAAACTAATTGATTCATGAGCAATCAAGAATCTTTGAGATGTGAGCGGATCATTCCCAGCCTGCCTGTACAAGAAAAATACTAAGTTATCAATATCACGCAATGATGACTCATATGGATCAGACGGACTTGCGCCTGTTTGATTTCCATGTTTGCGTCTAGCAACTATCGGAATCTTTACATCGATTCGCTCGAGTACAAAGGGCTGTTGTATGTAGCTAGACATCTGCAACCCTTGACTAGATGTTGCATGGTATCTAGGCGCATAAGGTGCATCAAAAAATTCTGTAGGTGTTCCTATCTTTGGGTAGCCGCTGTGTATCAGGTCTTTCTGAGTTCCTATGGGGCTAGGTGCGCTCCTAAAAGATGTATTAGGTGTCCCAACAAACTGTGCCATAAAGTAATCTTGACCAGCAAATGTTGTCGGATTTAAGGGTGTGACATCACCCATGTAACCTTTATAAAAGTTCTGTACAAGGCCTATGTCATCCCATCGCCTTTCAACAAAGTTGTAATAGCAGAATCCTGTCCCTGCGCGCCCGTAGAAATATCCATCAGGATCTGCATTTGTGTCGGAAAAAGCAAGCCTGAGCATGAAGTGCTCATCTGTCGCTGTGATATTGATAGGTATTCCTATCTTATTTCTAACAGGTGTGTTAAATCCTGGTACATATGAAATGGATCCTGTATTGGCTTGTGTTGCAGGCAGGTTAAAGAGACTCTCATTAAACGGTGTTATATTTTCAACACTTCCTGGCAGGCTTGGACGTTGCTCAATATTAGATGGTGTGATGACTGCATTTGTAATGATTGAGCTAGATGGTTGTGTAGTTGAACCTGCGGGTACCATTGCAGGAAATGATACATTGTTTTTTGAAAAAACAATGGTCTTAGTGTCACTATAGCTAGTATTTTTGTCTACGCCGTTATTTAGAGGATCGGATGATCTAATAAGACTTGGATATGCGTCCTGATATTGATCATAGTCTCTTATCAGGCGACGTGTTGTCTTTCTTAGAAATTTGGTGCTCATCTTTAACCCTTTAAATCGAAGTAAGCGATTGAGTCTCTAGAATTTCCTCCATAGACAAAACCATTCGATGCATAACGATCATACAGATTTACATTCTGATTTAAAATATTGATACCAAAACGATCTGTGTCGTCGTGACGTCCATCATCGTACGGCAAAAGAACTTGATCGTTAGTGGATTGAATTGCAGGTACAGCTATTCCAAGTACTTCTTCTTGTCCGTCAAGAAAATCATCAAGTCCTTTAAGAAGTCTGTAATTGCTTTCGACTAGTTGCGTTCCTACGTACTCGTTCTCACCATTAAGGCTACTTTTTGTGCCCCGCAAAGAATAAGGAACCTCTATGCCAAACGTTGAGAAGACGCTTATTGTACCATCATTTTTCTCATCAATTACTTGCTGCGTAACAAGCTCATTTAGAAATGACTCGGCAATGTCATTATTAACTAGATTAGCAGGTAGTATTCTCTCTGTTGTATCGACAAAGGCAGATGTTGATGCTTTAATATCTTGACCAAAATCGTTTATTTCAAGTGAATTGTCAAGAAATCCGCTCTCATCGACTCGAGGCTGCCTCATTCCCATCTTAGGAATAATTCCTCTTCTTAATTTGAGAGGATCTCTAATTTCTATGCCCTGCATATGTCTTTCAATGTTCTTTATAGAAATACCATCTTTATCAGTACTTCTATTTGTAGGACTAGGATTATCGTTATAAGGTGTATATGACATACAAATAACTATGTAATTATTCCAGTTTCAAAACTAATACCTGCTTCATTTTGAACTGAAATTGTTCCAAGTGTGTACTGTTGGTCATACAGATAGCGCATCCTATGCCGCTCTAACATGTGTGATTCAATTGTGTAGTTAATACCGAGAAATTGCGTCTGTTTGGGTAAAAGAGACGCTACAAGGTCTGTGTATGATGTGTCAAACCATTTGAAAAGATCAAAAAATACTTTATAGTTCAGCTTATCTGTTAATCTATTAAAGTAGATCTTTCGTAGTTGATCAATGTCTGGATAAAATTCATCATACATATATGAAGGCTTTCCTAGACCATTATTGAAGAAGTCAAGATCGGACAACAGTCGAACAATATCTTCATTTAAAGCTTTGACAACTGAGTACTCTATTAAGAACCTTCTATCATCTTCTGGAACATCACTTCTTATGACATCATAGACAGGAGCGATTCGTGCAGTAGTGATGTCCGGTCTCTCTTCTGGGTTCTTAAGACTTCTAACTCTAACTTTATTGTTAGTTGTACTTTGATCAAAGTTGGGAGCAAGTTGCGAATAATAAAATGTTTCGGGCTTTATAACTTGCCGACTATTTTCAAATCCAAGTGCTGTCATGTTTAGATTATTCTGGCTAAAATCAAATATTTGAAGAAAACCTGCGCCATCAGAAGATGTTATCTGTTGGTCTGTGCTTGCATCAACTCTTAAACGCTCAAACGTGCCTGTTGTCTCTGTATCAAATGAAAAGTTTATGAGAGGATTGGCAATACCAAGTGACTTAAAATTCTGTATGTGCGATGTGAATTCACCGTCTGTCAATGCCTTGGACCAAAATCTATGTTGTGCAACTTTTCCAGAGAAGTTCGTTACTGCACTTTGCAATGAATAATTGTTCAGAAAATCTGTGCTCGTCATCAAGCTCTGTGATCCGAAGACGACAAATGTTCCCGAGGTATTAAGACTGTTGATGTTTTGTAGAACGTTGAGACTGTTATCGTCGTGATAGTAGGTAGCAGTTTGATATAACACAAAAGTTTCTGGATCTATTGACTTACCAACTTTCAAAAAGTAAGATGACGAAAGATACCCGATTTGATCACTTCTCTGCCTGCCTATTGCAATATTCCACTTGTCACCATCAAAAATATTAATACCTGCAAGTGGCAGAATAACAGGTGAAGCTGCGCCTGCGATGGGCTTTGCAAATAATGTGACAGCAAAGTCATCTGCCGTAGATCCAGAGGATGCTACAACATTCATTATGACGCCGTGGGCGCTCGAAGGTGATGAAGTTCCTGTTACATGCAAGCGCATCAAGCTTTCTGAGAGATAATGACGCTGTCGTGGAACGTATTTGAAGATTCCCTCTATTGTAAATGATCCCGAAGTAAAGAGGCCATCTGACGTTGTTCCAGCTAATGATGGAAAACCGGGCTCATCTCTAGATCCTGACAGGAAGCTGCCTACAACATGAGGCCTCTCACTAGAGAACCCTTGGGCATCAGGTGTGCTTGTCGTCATTGCCAAGCTTCCTGAGAAGTCTAACATAGTTGCAATTTCTGTCTTGTTCTCTCTTCTCCCAGTCAAGAAGTTCTTTTTGGGCCCGCCGAACTCTCTTATTGTAAAGAAGTTGTCAGGTATGATGCCTGCTGCATTGAAGAGAGACCTAACAGATGCATTTGTCCCTTTCTCTCTCATGATGCTTGACATGTTGACAAGCATTCTGCGCCAAAGTTGCTTTCTTACATAGTCTAGATTCTGTGCAAGCTTCTGGTCGTCTTGTGTAATATTTCTTCCATCGTAGAACTGTTCGCCAAGCGCACTCTTAAAAAATGATGGAACTTCAAATCCATAATAGCTTGCTAGAAATGGAAGAAATTTATCACTAACAGAAATATCTTGATCATAATCAACATGTACCAAGTTTGAAAAATGATCAACAAACATCTTCAACTCGTCGAAGAATTTTGCATAGACAAGCAGCATTGCTGAGATGATCTGCGGTGACCCAATGACTCCTGTTCCAGGCATCGAGGCGCCTGTTAGATCATTTCCTATCGTTCCATCTTCATCAGCAAACCCTTGATTAACTAGACCTTCACGAAGATAGTGAGCAGGTATGATCTTGGTTATCAAATTTGGATTATCAGCATCGTATGAGCTTGCTTCACTTAATAGTGCTTGATTATAGCTAAGAGTTACAGGATAGTCAGCAAATAGAACAGGGCACCGCGCAGGATCTTCTGCTGACATTGGATTTTCAATTCCTGCACCTAGACGCTGTGAAGTTGAAAAATTGTTGATGTATGAATGTAGTGAATTACCTGAGTAGTCGAGAACTACACTGTTAGCCGCATATGAACCAGTTGGCTCATTGAACTTAAAGTAAAGCTTTAGTGGGCTAGACTTGTATATCTCTCTCTTCCAGTTTTTTGCTAAGTCATCTTGTCTAACTAGATCGTGATAAAATCTTAGTTCGTCTAGTGCACCTGTTAGATGCTGTTTAGGTTCGAAGCTATACGATCCCAATGTATGTGTTGATCCCGATCCTATCGTAACGCTAGCTGCACCAAAATTGAGATCATCGAAGACGACAATGTCTGTTTCTTGTGATGCGATCTCAAGGTCTTTGTATATTTTGAGTGATGATGACAGTGCTTGTGCATCGTATTCAACATAAAGGTGATTAAATTGACCTTTGTTTAATTGTGCCGATGCAGTCGCATATAATCCGTTACATGACACCATAAAAACAGCGTTGCATGTAGTAGCAGTAGATGATTCTGATAGTGCTAAAGTAATTGCTGATGTTGAACTACTACGTTTTTGAAATATAATCTGGTTGTCATTTGGACTGGCTGCTGGGTAGCAAAATGCTTCAAGAGAAAAGTTATTGTGTCGAGGATCTAGAACACCCTGACCTGTATCTACTCTTGATATTGTAGGAAAATTTTGACCAGATGCATCTGGCACCGTTATACTATTAGACCCATCAAATAGAAGAAAATTTGTGCTTTTTGAGAAGTTGTTTAAAACATGCATCTCAAAACCTGTCAAATTATCTTCAAAATCTTCTATTTCTTTTAAAGAAGCATCAAACGGGTAATTGTTGATGATTCTATCAAATGCAACATTGACTTTTGCAACTGCTGAGTTGAAGAAGGTGTGATTTTCAAATTTAGCGTAGTCAATTTTAAGTTCTTGTGTTGACTTTAAAGCTGCACCAATTTGGTCATATCTAAATGACCCTGTATTTCCAATGTTATTTTCTGGTTGGTTAGACAGTGTAATACTGTCACGTCTATTTGATAGAGAGGCAGCTTTTAAGTTAGTTGTAAAAACTGTTGGTCGATTTGTCCTAACAACATTTGATGGCATGTTAATTGACCCTAAACTTGGCTGCTACGTCCTTAAATACGACCTCTGACCCTTCACGTAGTATCTTAAAATCAAATGTATAAGTGCGTCCTCGAGGTAGCGACACCATATTAAAGTCAAAATAATGACTTGATGTATCGTTTGACACAGCTGTTCCTGGATTGTGAAAAGGTATGATTATCTCGTTAAGGTCAGTGTCCCGTGCTTGGTAGTAGATCTCATCAACAAATATTCCTTTGTTCTCATATGGCAGCTTTGTTGCTATAAATTGACGTGTTATGTCTTCAATAAATAATCTAAATCTATAAGACTCATTTTGTTCGTATGATGTTCGCATATTTGTCATGCTAATCGTGAGACGCTCGAGATCGACGTGGTACTGCTCAATGTCAGGTCTGTTTACTGTTAGTGATCCTGTCTGGTACCCAACTTTTCCATCAAGTGATCCCCATATTTCTGTAAAAACAATTGAACTAGAATTAATGAGTGTGTTATATACGGATGCATTTTCATAACTATTTAATAAAAGATCAGCCTTATAGACGCCTGTCACGTAGTTTTGACCGTAGTTCAATTGTGACACATTAAACTGTTTTACAAATGATCCTGTCTTAAGAGTTAGAATCATACAGTTTGTCCCTTTGACATCTGTAAGATTTGATCCAGACAGTATATTTCTAGGTGTGCCTCTGACGTTATTAGACAGCAATAGGGAACCTGACTCATTAAAGAAGAAGTTATTGTGATTATCTCTAACAAGATCGTCGAATATTACAGTAATCTTTGGACGTTTTCCTACATTAGTAGCGTTTCTTGAAGTAAATCTCTTAACAAATCTTGTAAATTGATCAGTCTCTTGAGAACCTGAAAAGGATATTCTAAAACCTTCATCGGGTATCATGCCAGCAAGTGTGCCTGATACTAGATCAGTAATGTCAACAATTAAGTCTTCTTCACCTGTGACAAAGGTTTGATCTCGCCAGAGATTGACTATGCCATTTCCATCATTTAAATTACCGCTTGAAATGATGTCAATGTCAGAAGATCCTAATAGCCCTTCCTTGTTGGCGCCTATTACATACCACTTTTGGACTTGACCTGTAGAAACTGATGCTGTTAAAAAATTACAGACATCAATGTCACGATAGCCGACCACGTCACGGCCGACGCCTTCATCGAAGCTTCTTGATAGAGGAAATACAATAAGTTTGAAATTGGTGGGGGTTGTTTGTCCACCATAGACATCACTAAGTACCAGGTTGCACTTGAATGAAGGATCGTTGATATCAAGCTTACTAGACATCAACGCGCGAAGCGGTGAATAGTCAAACTTTATTAGTGCACGAGAGAGCTCTATGGGTTCTGTCTCACCAACAACTGTGTTCTCGTCGTACAATTTGAATAGATCAAGAGTTCCCGCTTGACCTAAGTTGGCATCAGTTGCACGGAAAGATGATCCTATAATCTTATTTGTGATGTACGCATCTTTGCTAGCTGATAGAGCTAAGTACATTTCATCTCCTAAGCAATGTTACCGACAATATCAAAGTCTGGATATCTCACTTCAAAGATACCGCCTGGTGGGGGAACAATTAAACCATTGATTGTATTTTGTCCAACGTTAAAGATCACATCGCTATAAGCAGTTCCATTTATTACGCCATTTAATCCTTCAAATGTGTGATTCGAGATAGACAAGACACCGTTAGTATTAAGAATGATGTTCATAATATCTGAAGTGAGTATTGGCTGATCAATTTGGAAATTCTTAACATTAAAGTAGTCTTTCAATGACCGGTTTATTGCCTGTAGTGTTGTATTTTTAACTGCTGTTGAATTTAGGACAACAGTGTAGCTAACTTTTAAATTGACAATTGGAGAATCAACTATGTCTATTCCATCAGAAATCAGACGAAACTCATTAAGATATTTACTTAAATTAATCTTAAGTGTGTCTGTTGACAAAACAAGCTGTCCGCTACTATTTCTGCTCACAATATACATCAGTGTTGACAATGGATTAACCGGGTTGGGTCTAAAACCAACACGATAGACTCTGCCAAAGTTAGACGGCATTGTGTAGACACGCGCCATCGCGTCCTGCTTTGTAACAATTCGATTCTGAGCATTTGAGTAATCAAGTGCAATTGCTCTTAAATCTTCAAGTGTTAAAGAATCTTCACCACCAACAGCAGCCTCTGTATTATCAACTTCAAATGTAGCTCGTATTACTGCTGCAATATTTGAAGGTGTCGAAGGAGGAAATCTGTGAACAAGACGTGAGATTGTGTTGATTGTTCCTGCACCAACATTGTTATTAAGACCACCGCCATAGCGGTATGAAACTGTTATTGTTGTGTTTGTTGGCGACGTTCCAAGACTTCTTGTTTGTAAAAGTGTATTAGGATCAATAACAGCTTTACTAAATGTTCTCTTTGCGCCATAAAGAGGCAACGCAAGCTCTGATGGATCTGGAATAATATCATCGTCTAACGAACTAGCATTACCCGACCCAAATGTAAGTGTTGTTTTACCTGTTACTCTACTAGCTGCTGCTGTGAATCGCCTGGGCGCAGGCATTATTATTAGAGAATCTTCAACAGTATCGCTGTCACTTGTTGTATTTTGAACTGCTTTATAGACAACATCGTGTGTTAGTGAGTCAACCTCATAATACTGATTATTGTCAAGATCAGACACACTTATTATCTCTGTGATATTCTGGTTAGACAGCGTAATTGTTCTAAAAGGGATAAAATCATTTCCAATTGAAAAAGTTTCTATTTCTGTTCTGCCAGATGAACAGAAGCCTACTGCTCGAACAACAAACCTCGTTGGATTACCTAGTGCATCTTGTGTAAAGATCTTATATTGTGCGATCAAGTTGCCATTTTTATCTAGTTCACCAAAATTAAGATCTTCTGTTAATTCAAATACAATACCTGAATTTGAAGTGACCTGCGTTCCAGCCTGGATTATCGGTAGATACTGTTGATTAGGTGAATATGTACCGTTAGAAAGTGCAGCAGGTATGACAGCATAAAAATTAACATTGAGAATTGCAGGTGATGCACCTGCAATTTTTACACCTGCTCTTTGGATTAAACGCTCAATATTATTAACATCAGTTGCTGTTGCAAGATTAATTTCGTTGAATTGATAGTCTAGATAATAAGAGAGAACATCGCCAGTGTATGCCGCCATGTCTATAAACATGCCTGCGACAGATCCCTCAGACACATCTTTTATTTGGTCTGAATAATAGCTTTTTGCATATGTTGAAAGATTGTCACGCAGGGCATCAAAATCTTTTCCAAGATATGATCTCTGCCTAATTTGTTTTAACTTTTGCTGTATTGCAGACATTATCCCATTACCTCAAGAATAATCTTGACACGTTGATTTGTTGCTCCGATCTTCGGTACACTGTAATTAATCAATAGCTGGTATTTAGCCATTCCATTGCGTGTAGATGGCAAGTTCTGCATATCAAAAGTATCAAGAGTGACAAATGGCATATATTTTTCAACTGTTTTCATAATTGATTGCATTGCAATTACCTCAACATCAACATCAGATGTATATTCAGCAAGAATTGAACGAAGATTTCCTCCAAAATCATACAAGCCTAATCTCTCACCATAATTTGTCAATATCATGTTTCGTAAATTATCTTGAATTTGATCTTGAATAGTTGTATTCATTTGGTAAGGATTTCCATTCCCACCAAGCGACATGGGTGTCTTAATACCAATTGGAAAGACAGGGGCAGCGGGCGCAAGTGTTCGAAGTTGCGCTGTTGTTGTGCCTATATTTTTAAAACTACGTTCAGCCATCATTTATAACTATTGAGCATCTTAAGTTGCTCATGTTACTAGACCAACTTCTCTTGCTGCTAAATTTATAATAATTCCTGGGCCGACAAGCCAGCCTAGAATTGAAACAATAGCCATTTGTGATATTTTTTTAATAAAAATAAGCATTGTTGCAGCAAGTGTAACAGATTTACTAATATCAGGTACTAGTGACGATATGATCGTTTTGATTAAGTCAAAAATCGATTGTACAATGTACCTAATAAATGATGTTATACCTTGCAGAATTGCTGCTATAAGCTCGCTTACTTTACTAACCAGTAAGGTAATTCCTTGAATTAACCTCTTAATAAACTCTAGAAAGAAGTATGCGATACCGGGTGGGTAAGGTGGTGAAATGTGAAATATAGGTAATGATGGAAGCGCGGGGAGCGAGATATCTGGAAGTGTGATATCAAATGAAAAATTAGGTATCTGTATATTAAGAGAAGGAATTGATGGAAATGCAATTATAGATTCAATAATCCTTCTAATAGCAGATATTATGCTGTTTCTAAATCTTTCAACCTCTATTAATCTTTTATCAAATTCATCTTTGATACGCGCAATTTGACTATCTGATTTATTAAATTTTTCAATAACATTCTTCTTTATGAAATCAATAAATTTTTCAAGTGCATCACGCATTGCATCGTGTACACCTTCGACAAAGTCTTGTGCTAAAAGTGCTAATTGAGCAAGGAAAGCAGGTATTTTAAGAAAAAGTGATGATAAAATTGATGTTAAAAACTCAATGATATCAAAATCGATTAGATCAGGTACAAGACTTTTTAAGATATTAAGAATATCAATAATAGGTTGTGTTGGATCTATAATAGGAATTACTTTAGCAGCAACACCAGTTGTTGGGACAGCATCAAACATATTAATGACAGAATTAAGAAATGTATCCACATATATCTGATGCCATTGCGGTAGACGTTTTTTGTGTTCATCTAAACTATTATTCGCTGAAAATGAATCAGCTGCTAGCGGAATAGGTGAAGTAATTAGTGAAAGTTCTGCACCAACAAGATTGACTTTAGGTGCTGATCTGATTGCATCTTCTATCTCTATAATAAGCTGGAGACGTTGACTATCACTAAGCAAACCACTGTTGTCTAGAAAACCAACATCTTTTAGAGCGCCCATTACTTCACCAGCACTTTAGAGGCAAATATTCCTGTTCCCAATATAGATGGTGCGCCTATAATGCCACCGGCAGTTGAAATTATTGATGGTGCTTCAACATTACCTGGTGTAAGTTGGACTGCTTCTTGGCATAAAATTGCCTTATTAGCATCTTCACCGCCTAACTTTATAACGCTTGTTGCAGCTGGAATAATAACAATTTCACCACTACTTTTTATAACAATTCCGGCACCTGTGTCACCTACGGTAATTTTTATATCATTTCTTGCAATTAATCTGACCTGGTCACTCTTTAAAACAGCAGCAGCTGCTATTCCACTTTCATTAATTCCATCTATATCAATTGAAAATGATCTATCAACATCATCTAACATTGTTATGTAAAGGCGTGACTTATCACTATCAAAATTGACAGGTGCGTCTTGTGTAGCAGCAAGTTTCTTGTTTATTTCTTCATAATTTCTACTGTTTAAAACAACTTGATTATTAATAGTTCTACCTGCAACTAAGTCAATTGAACCTTTTCCCTGTCCTTTGTCTGTGCTAGTTCCAAGTGTAATTGATGAGTTGTTTGATCCTTGCAGGACTAAATCACCAGGATTTTTTACTATTCTAGGGACAGCCTCAGGTTGAAATTTATTTAAATATGTTGTAGAACTATTGACAATATCTTCAAAAGATTCAATAGAACCTAAAGTTCTATTGGGAATAAGATTTGAATGACCTTCAGGAAAATTTAAACCAGCAACGTTTTCACCACCTGACCATGCATCTTTTGCACTTCTTTTGTCTTCTGAGTTCTCACTATTAACTTGGCGTGTTATGTGTGTGTAGTTAGGATCTTCTGTCTGATACGATCCAGACTTTCTTGATAGCCAATAATATAAATTTCCCTCTCTGTAGACCCAAACTTCTTCACCTGGCTTTACAGGTAAGCATAAGTGCTGTGAGAAAAAAGGGTAAAGAATTCTTGCTTTACCCTTTTCATTTTCAATGTCAATTCCGACGATGCTATTGACAGGCATCTTACTAACGTAGTTAGAATTTACTACCTCTTTGAGGAGGCGATTCCTAACATCGTCTGTTAAAAGACCAGGATCATCATAGAACTCTTTAACAACAAAGGTTGAAAAGGGTTTCTCATTTGTTTCTTGACCTTTTTCAAATTCTTTTCTAGAAAGAAATGAGCCCCCAATTTGAGCAAAAATTGTGTTATTTGCTGAGCTCACTTAGTCCTCGCCGATCTTGTCGTAGATTGCATCCATGCTCATCTCCTTACTCTCCTCTTGCGCAATGAGCTCTGCAAGCTTAAGGATCTGGTCGTTAGCACGTGACATTCTCTCAATGTACTTAGTAACAACAGGACCGAGAATATTGTGGTTGGCAGTATTTCCTTTCACTTGCATAAGTGCATCTGTAAATAAGATGCCTGCATTCTCTCGGTCATTAACGGCGTTCTCATAGATTTCTTTCCAGAGGAGCTTCTTCTTATCTTCTGTTGATGTGAGTGTGTCAAGAATATCAGAAAACTGCTTAATCTTCTTCTCTTTCTCATCTAGCACATCCATTGCCTTTGTCACATCTGCCATTTTAGCTCCTATTAGAAAATATCATACTCACCTGTCAGCATGAGATCTTTGTATCGCTTTCGGATTCCAGACATTGCAATAGATAGCTGTTTAGGTGTAAGTCCTGTGATGTCACGAACATAGACAAAGATTGCGCGCTTATTCAAGATCTCAACATCGTCAATCTCATCAAAGATCTTCTTAATCGCTTCAATGCACCTAATCTCATTATCACACGTCATATCACATCGTATGTCTTCAAGTAGTGCGAAGATGCTTAATGTCGTCTCTTCCTTGATCATCTTTGAATCTTGATTCTGATCGACCGAGTAGTTCTCTAGGTCAATAAGCTCAATCTCGTTGATTGCGTCCTTGTCGTCGATGCTGCACATCCGCTTTGCAGCTTTTGCACGCTGCCTACTCTTGACAATAAGCCAATTCTTGGCTACAACGTTGAAGTAACTGAATGCCTTTGTGCCGCGTGAGGCATCAAACTTCTTAAGAGTTTCAAATAGAAAAGTGATGCAGTCAGACTTTAGATCGTCAAAGTTTCCGTGATTAACATTGAAGCCCTGTATAAAGATTAGGTTCTCAACAAGCTTGTCAAATGCTGGTAGGATCTCTTGGACGTATATTTCTTCTCTTGTGAGGTCATTAGACTCACTCTGAAACTTAACTATTGCATCATGTGTTCCAGCATGAAAATACATCTTCATGCCGGTGCCTGAAGATGACTTAACTGTCTTTTTCTTGTGCGCCATCTTCGCTCCCAACACTCTTTGTTAGAGCGTTTGCAATTTTTAAGATAGTTCCTCGTGCATCGTCTATCTCTGCTATCACCTGCCTAACTTCAACTGAGTCGAAGAAGACAGGTATCTCGAGGATCTTTGATAGTTTTTCGTAATTCTTATCTAGAAGATCTAGTGAATCTTCAACTGTGTCTTCTACTTCAATAATGATGCGACCAAATTTGTAGTTGTAATAAAGTGAGACGCTTAGCGTCACCACAAGAATGATCAACAGAGCTGTGAGTGCTATCAACATGCTCACCTCAGATCTAGTGCATCAGTCAAAGATGCATATTTCTTAAGTATCGCCTCTCTTGAGAATGTCTTCTGGCACTTATCAGAAAGATCTTGTGCCCACTCCTTGGGTACAAGAGGACTAGATCTAAACTTCACAATGCGCTTCTTAAAGTCTGCTTCGTTAGGTTGAGCCCACTTTGTCCCTGCAACAAAGATCTTTCCATCGACACGCGTCTGTGGGATATCAACTAGCGTATAATCAACTCCCACATACTTGCCCTGCTTTAGAAAATCAAGATGACCGGACCAATTAGTCACAACTACTGGGACGCTAGACGCTGATGCTTCAAGAATTGGTAGCCCGAATCCCTCACCTCTGGTCAAACTAATTAAACCTTTAATAGTAGGGTTTCTATAAAGACCAGCCATCTCTTCAGAAGTTAGGTTGCCATGAATCATGTGAACGCGTGGATATTTTCCTTTCCTATTTTGAGCAACAAACTTTTCAATGTTGTCAAATGTGATCTTCCTATCTATCTTTGTTCCACGTCCCATGTTGGTCTTAAGGATAATTCCTACATCCTTGTCGTCCTTGAAGACATCAAACAGCCATCGTAGTGTATCGTGTATGTTCTTTCTGTCATCAAGAGAATTACTAGAAGTCATCTGTGATACAATTAAAAAGTTGAACGTTGTACTCAGGGGTAGCTGAAATTTATCCTTCACTTGATCAATTTCAGGCATGTACCATTCTCCAATGACATGAATAGGTGTTGTGACATTGCCTGATGTCTGCAGAGTCTTCTTTACGTGTTCTGTTGGAACAATTACAACAGACATCTTATTCACAGCGTCTACCCACTCTGGATTGCACCTGTCTGTTTCAACTGCAGCTGTCACACCAATGTTGAATTTACCAAGCGTCGGATCCCACTCATTAGGAAGTTGCACCTGTATCGAGATATCAAAACCACTAGATTGATTGGTTGATGATTTCATAATCTGATCAACTATGCCATTCTCATTGTCTGGGTTGATGTGCCATGACGTGTTACCCCAGTTGAGAACTTGTGTTTGGACAGACCACGTTTCAATTGACTTTGCCCACTGGAAAATTTGGCGGGAGTGCTCACCATAGCCAGAGATACTCAGAAGGGGTGCTCTAACAACTACACGTTTCATATCTCCTTGATCTCCCATTGGCTATGACGTTTCTTCCAGTTTTCAATTGTCTCTTTCATTGTGTCGTGCCAGTCATCAATCGTCTTCTGGTATGAAAATTCTGTTAGAGCGTAGTTTCTAACCTTTTCCCTTAGAATACGCTTTTCATCTGTTGTCATCTTAAACAGACTGTACAAGCCCTCTGCTGTTGTCTCAACAGTGACATAATCTTCATAAATGTATGGCACCAACTGCGATCCTACTAGAGTCTTGCATTCAACTGGTAAAGCAATACCATTTGCTGTTCCATCGCGATGATCAACAACTTGACGTGTAAGACCACCTGTCTTTACAGCTGCAATAGGCGTGCCTGCCTGCATTGCCTCTAGTGTTCCTAGCCCGAATCCCTCAGCATAAGAAATATTGATGCATACGTCAGCAATATTGTAAAGAACATTTATCTTGTCAAATTCAATTCGATCTTTAGAGAAAAAGACATTATCTGTAATGTTTAGCTCTTCAGCAACGGCAAATAGATTTGGTCCTTCCTGATCGAGAGGATCTGTGTGCATGATAAGTGTCGCCTTTCTATGACCATCGTTCTTTTCCATGCTATCTAACAATAACTTCCAAGCATGAAGAACGTCTGATGGGCGCTTGCGGCGAGCATTTCTATTGATCCATATGCCTACAAAATGATCGAGCCTATTGGGGCCTAACAAGTTTCGCTTGTAATTTGTTCGTTCTAACTCACTTAATGGGAAGAACATATCATTTGGGATTGCATGCGGGACAAAGTGTGTTCGATCAGGAAAGTGCTCTTTAACCATCTCATACGTCATATAAGAATGACAGTTGATCAAGTCTGTCGATTGATACAACACGTCATTAAACTTTGGGTATGGATGGTTGTCCCATACGTGCCACCACAATATTGGACACATTTGATGGACTTCATCTTCCATCTCAAAAAGCCAGATGAAAAAACGTGGATCTGTGAAGATCAGAATAGCATCTGGCTTTTCAGTTGCGAGTGTAACACGAATAAGATCTCTATTACCAAAACCATCAATTGGCTTGATAATGAGATCTTCATTCACGACAATAGTTCGATAATCGCTGTGCTTCATGGCTGCACCGAACTGTCTAAACGTCCACTCACCCTTCTTAACAAGACCGTTGAGCAAGTGTCGTGTCTGCGTGCCTACGCCAGATGTTGAGAGCGCATGATCCGATAGGACAATGATTTTTTTCTTCTGCATGTGGTTATTTCAATAATAACCACCTATTTATAAGAGGTAAACGCTGCAAACTCACTTGAGCCACTGCAATGCTCAGTATTTTTGTAATCACAGTAAGTGCAAGACATCCTATTCTTGATCGGCTTGTTTGCCTTGACGCCTGCGATCATAGAATTGACCATTTTGGTTGCTTTCTCGAACGCCTTTGGGCCCACAGACACCTCGACAAGCTCGCATGCCTTGCCAGGCTTTGCACCACGCTTTAGTAGAACAAATCCGCACTTGATCTCTTTTGCATCCAGCTCAAACTTCCTTGAGCAGAAGTACTTGTAGAGTGCAATCTGTGCCTGGTAGATGAAATCCTGCTTCTTCTGTGTTGTCCAACCGCGGGCAGATGTCGTCTTCCAGTCAGCGATCCAGAGTATCTCTTTACCGCGCGAGTTCTTTGCTCGAAACATCGCGTCAACGAAACCCTTAAACTTGACATCAGACCCTGGTATCTCTTCGTAGAGTTCATGCTCTGACGCCATGAACTGCCAATCAGGAAATGTATCATCGAGAAACTGCGGGATCTCAGATAGGATCTGCTCGGCTTCTTTGATCCAGTTTTCTGGCTTCTCAAAACTCTTCTGCTGCCATGTCGTAGTGATGGCATCGCGCATGCGGTCAAGGTTGAAAGTTCTATGCTCTAGATAATCCTCAAGTTCAGCGTGGACGATGGTTCCAAAGTCAATATTTGGGCTAGGCTTGAACATGTCAATCTTGTCAATATAGACAAGCTTGTGTCGCCATGGGCACTCCTTCCATGTCTTGACTTCAGAGTAGGATACGTGTGGTTTGCCAGTTGGGAACGTAGTCACTTATCTATCTTAGTAATCTTTTCTAAGATTTATTCTTCTTAGACACAGCTCGACCAACTTGCTTCTCCCAGTCACGATCATCATGACCTCGAACCTCTAAGTTCTTATCCCACGCAGCCTGCATCACTTTGGGTTCAACACCATATTGCCGGGCAACACTCATCAATGCGTTGATGTCCTTCGGGAAACAGTGACCTCCGAATCCCCTCACGTACCGACCATCGTGAGTAGGGACAGGACCTGGAACTGACCAGTGTGTGTCTCCGAGGCGACGGTCGAACTTGGCATACTCCACGACCTTATCATAATCAATGTTGAAACCATCCTTGTCAAGTGCTTCACAAATTTGTGAAACTTCATTAGCAAATGATACCTTCACAGCAAGGTGGCAATTTGTTACATACTTCACCATCTCTGCCGTTGTTGAGCCTGTTTTTACAATAGGTACATTTGGAAATGCTTCTTGAAAGACCTGTTTTACTTTATTAATGTAAGGCCGCGGACCGCCTAGAATGATTCGATTTTGGTTACGCATGTCTTCAAGTGAATTTGCTTCTGTAAGAAATTCTGGGTTGAAGATAACGTGTAGCCCGCGAGAACCAAATTTTTTATTCCAATTCTCCGTAGTGCCAGGTGGAACCGTAGATTTAACTACAGCAATCCTTTCGCCTGGAACAGACGCTAGTTCTTCAAGAACACTCTCTACAATACTAAGATCGGCAGAGCCGTCCTCAAACATAGGTGTAGGCAGACAAACAAAGTATATGTTCGAGAAGTCAGGTGTTCCGTTCTCTTCATTATCTAGGACCAACGCTTTAACAGAGTTGGGATAACCAGCAGCAAGGTCACCGTGACTAGGCAACGAACCCTTTACATATCTTCCAGACTTATCGTAAGCATAGACATCAAGCCCACGCTCTGCAAAGACTGTTGTGAGACTTCCTCCTACAAATCCTTGACCAATTACTGCTATGCTCATGTGCTATTCACTTTTTGAGAAAAAATGTTCAGAATTAATTGCCTTATCGCAAATAAAAAGATCGTACGCAGGTTTCTTAAATAAAAGACTGTGGTGTAGCGCACCCCAATTATTCAATTGTTTTTCCGTAATATCTTTCCAATCAATTCCTGTCTCTGACCCTCTTGCTGTCCAGTAAATTATTGTATTACCCTGTCTGTAAAGATCATTAATTTTTTCAATTCTTTCTTTTAGAGGTGTTGAATTTGAATAGTCTAGTCCACTAGTTCTACAAATTGTATCATCAATATCAATATAAATTTTCATTTATCCTCTAAGAGATGATTTTTTCTCTAGCTCGGCACCCTGAACTTTTCTTGGTCCCGCATGCCCTAGTGAAGCTTCTATGTCACGTATACCCTTTACAAGCTTTATTAATCCAGTTGGCTCGACAGACGATTTTTGATCAGATCCCCATAGATTTCTATCAAGTGTAACATGACGTTCAATCCACTCTGCGCCAAGAGGTATTGTAGCAAATGTTGTTACGAGACCGAACTCGTGGCCGCTATACCCTACTGTCTTATTAAACTTTTTCTTTAAATGTGTAATGTAATTTAAATTAAGATCACTTATATTGCTTGGATAGCTAGAATTAGTGTGGAAGATAACATCAGGATTACAAATTTTAACTGCATGTTCAATTTCTTCTTCTGTACTCATTCCCGTTGAGATGAGAAGTAAATCAAATTTACTACGCGCCGATCTAATAAGTTCATCATTTGTAATCAGCGCAGATGGAATTTTCACCATATTTGAAAACTCTCTAAGAAAATCAAGAGATGGTATATCCCATGCTGATGCGAACCAATTTATTCCTAAAGTATTGCAGAATTTGTCTATTTCTTCATAATCTTCTTTATTAAATTCAATTTTTTTCTTATACTCGAGATAAGTCATATCACCCCAAGGTGTAGATCTTATCTTGCTTTTTTGTGCATCAGGAACACAAAGCTCTGGTGTTCTTTTTTGAAATTTAACATAATCGCATCCAGCTACATAAGCTGCTGTAATTATTTTTTTAGCAAGATTAATATCACCGTTATGGTTTATACCAATTTCAGCAATTATTTTTGTACTCATAATTTTTAAGATCTCCTAGTGTATCAACATCAATTTTATCGTCAATTTGCATAAAGATTGTATCCTTATTATACAACTGAGAGTTCAAGAATTTCAATTCTTTATCTTGAAAGATGCTTATAAAGTGACTAACTTCAAAACATTCCGGATATTCTTGACGTCTATATAGTTCATGATTTACAAGAAGATCACCGTGAACGTCACCCCTACTAAGAAAAGTAAGATATGGGTGTGTCTTCACATTTTTCTTACAAAGCAAGGATCTACCTGAGTTCTCTTCTATGAACTTTATAGCTCTCACAACGTCACTCCACTGCCTCTCTGGATAAGTCAAATAAAGCATTATGGTAGTATCAAATTCATTTTGAGTCTTAATAAAATCAACTGCAACATCTTTAATTGATGTTTCATCACGTGCAATTGACTCATCTCTATGATGAATATTAAAATTAAATTTAGATGCTAAATCTTTGATAAGATCATCATCAGTTGAGACAAAAGTCCGAGTTCTTAAGTCTTCTGGTATAATAGATGCAGTTTTTTCAAATAAGATTCTATTTTTACC